TCCGCCGCACAAACCGGAGTACATAGCGGAGAAGAAAGCGCAAGGTCACGGAATGAGCAATCTGAACGATGCAGTTTCTGGGAGTTTGAACCCGGCGTGGGTCGCGTGGTTCATGGGATACCCGCAAGAGTGGGTAAACTGCGCGCCTACGGTAACGCCATCGTCCCGCAAGTTGCCGCGGCGTTCATAAGAGCTTTTATGGAGTGTAGACCGTGAGAGAAAGTCAGATAGAAAAATATCTTTGTGAACAGGTTAAACTTCGCGGCGGGGAAGTGCGAAAGATTAAATGGATAGGGCGGCGGGGCGCGCCGGATAGATTAGTTTTGCTACCGTCCAGTGAGCCGTGGTTTATTGAATTAAAAGCTCCCGGAAAAAAATTGGCTGCGCATCAAAAACGCGAGCATAAAACGTTAGATAAACTTGGCGCGTTTGTCAAAGTTATAGATAGTATAGAGGGCGTTAATTGGTTTTTGTGCGGACGATGACTAAAATCTTCACCCCCCACGAACATCAGAAAGTTGCTATAGCGCATTTGCAAAAATATAAGCGCGCGGCCGTGTGGCTGCCTATGGGATTTGGTAAGTCGGTTTCTGTCCTTACTGCGCTGGAAAACCTTAAACTTATTGACGATGTGTATCCGGTTCTTATCATAGCCCCCTTGCGCGTGGCGCGAACGACTTGGCCGGATGAAATTAAAAAGTGGGTGCATACGCAGCATCTTAAAATTTCGTGCATCCTTGGAAAGGTTAAAGAGCGCGCAGAGGCTTTAAAAACTAAAGCAGACATACATACAATTAACGCCGAAAACGTGCCGTGGTTGATAGAGAAATTGGCGGGTCAATGGCCTTATAGGACGATAGTGTTTGACGAGGCTAGCCGTCTTTCCGGTTTTAGGCTTCGGCAAGGAACCAAGCGGGCGCAAGCGTTGTCTAAGGTTGCGTTCAAATCGAAATATTTTTTCGAGCTTACCGGGACGCCTTCAGCAAATTCTTTGGCCCAGCTTTGGGGACAGTTATTTTTCTTGGATCAGGGAGAACGGCTTGGCAAAACATTCACGGCGTTTCGCGACAGATGGTTCCGGCAATCGTTCGATGGTTTCTCGATTGATCCGCTTCCAAATGCGCAAAAAGAGATCGAGGAAAAGATCAGAGATATATGCCTTTCGATTAGGGCCGAAGATTATTACCCCCTAGAAAAGCCGATAGTTATACCCGTACCGGTAAAACTTCCACCTATGGCGCTGCGTCAGTATAAAGACCTTGAAAAGAAAATGTTTGTCGAACTCGGCAAGCATAAAATTGAGCCGTTAAATGCGGCGGCTAAAACGAATAAATGCCATCAATTTGCTAATGGCGCTGTGTATGTGGGCGAGGCGGCGGAAAAATGGGAGGAAGTACACAATGAGAAACTGGAAGCGTTGGGATCAATTATTGAGGAAGCAGGAGGCACTCCAATATTGGTGGCTTTCAACTTCCGGTCTGATCTGGTTAGACTCCAACGGGCGTTTCCGAAAGCTAAATTGCTCGACAAAGACCCTAAGACGATTGCTGATTGGAACGCTGGCAAGATACCCCTTCTTTTGGCGCACCCTAAGAGTGCCGGGCACGGGTTGGACCTTCAGCATAGCTCAAATATTCTGGTATATTTTTCGCTGACTTGGAATCTTGAGGAGTTTGCGCAAATCCTAGAGAGAATCGGTCCTGCACGGCAAAAACAAGCGGGTTACAACCGGCCAGTTTTCGTGTATTATATACTCGCCGAAGGAACGATTGATTACTTAATCTTAGAGCGGCTGGAAACGAAAAAGACCGTTCAGCAAATTCTTATAGACGCGATGGCAAAGCGAGATGTAAAAGCATGAAAATTCCGCGTTATATTCTTGGCGTGCTTCTTTGGTTGGATGAAGGAGTTAATGTTTTGGTTTTTCCGGTTTTTAGCCGTTTAATTAAAATAAAAATTCCAGCTTTAGGAAACTCACACTACACTATGTCCGATGTATTTGCAGAAGGTCGGGAGCGCGGTCAATGGTGGGGTAAAGCAGGTTGTAAATTTTGTAATTGGCTTTTTAGGGTCAAAGATCATTGTAAGGAAGCAATGATTGGTATGCCAGAAGACGAGGGCATGGACGGATGATTAAGAATAAATGGCAACCTGCGCATTTAGCTCCTTACGATGTTTGGGTGCTTCTTTATCTCAAAGCGCCTGATGGAGAAGAAAAGCCTATTGGTCAGCTTGTTGGCAAGTTTATCATTACCGAAGTGTTTGAAGGCTTCGTGGAGAAGACCGCAACCGGTAATCTCAACACCGGCCTTCAGCAAAATCTTGTTACCCACTTTAAGCTGCTAGACGAGGACCCCGATGGAACAACAAACACCGCCCAGCCCGTCAAAGTACCTGCGCGACCTGGCGGACAAGATAGAAAAAAACGCTCCTGAAGATTTTGGCGGGTGTTTTTGCATAATGTTGCCGGCAGCAACAACCGAACCTGTGGCTAATATCTTTGTTGGCAAAGTCGATCCCTTGGCGTTTTTAACGCTGCTTAAAACCAAAATCGATGTTTTAGTGGCCGAGATTGATGACGCAGCTAAAAAACAAGCCGGGTATATGGGAAGGCGATGAGCGCACCGGTAAAGAAAAAACCGTCAGGTTGGAATCAATCTAAGACAACGGCGTTTAGAGCCGCTTTTATGGATTTTTTAAAATATGTCAAAATTAATTCTAAAGAAACGGGTTCAGATACGGTTCTTGCTGACGCGATTTATGAAGCGCAACAAAGATTTCTAGATTGTATTTTTGACGGCCTCGCTGAAGACATTCACGATTTTAAAATCCTTAAGTCTCGCCAGCTTGGCGTGTCTACGATGAGCCGTGCGCTTTCGATGTTTTGGTTGGGTATGAACCCCGGTCTTCAGGGCGCTATGGTGTTTGACACGCAAGCGCACAGAGAAGAAGCACGTAATGAAATTATGACTATGATCCGTAATCTTCCTGCGCATCTTAATTTTCCGACGGTTAAGAAAGATAGCCGGGACATGCTTATTTTGTCGAACGATTCGACATTACGCTTTTTGAATGCGGGCACAAAGAAGAGTAAAACCGCCGGCACTCTTGGCCGGTCGTCAGGTTTGAACTTTGTTCACGCATCTGAGATGTGTAGCTGGGATAATGACGAAGGTCTCGTGTCGTTTAAAAACGCGCTTTCTGAAACGTATCCAGATCGGCTTTATATTTGGGAATCAACCGCGCGCGGGTTCAATAAATGGTATGAGATGTGGCAGGAAGCCAAAGCCGATACGCTTAACCAAAAGACGTGTTTTATCGGCTGGTGGGCAAAAGAATCTCAACGGATTGAAAAAGATACCCCGGCTTTTGAGCAATACGGAAAGGAAGACCCGAACGATACAGAATTTGAGAAAATGCAGAATGTTGAAAAGCGCTATCAGCACAAAGTTACGTCCGAACAACTCGCATGGTACCGCCGTAAAGCCAACCCCATAGCTGGAAACGATAACGAACAAAGCGATAATGAGGAATTTGTTCCCGATGAGCTGACCAAACAAGAGCAGCCGTGGGACGAAGAGGAGGCTTTCCTTCTTTCCGGCAGCACGTTCTTTAACGGCGAGCGCCTTACCGAGATCATGAACACGACTGTTTCCAAGAAATTTCAGCCATGGGATTTTCTTCCCGGTTTTAGTTTTATGGAAAGCACGTTCATGGAAGGCGAAATTAAAAAGTGCAATTTAAAAATATGGGACGAGCCCGATCCCGATGGCGTTTATGTTATTGCAGCCGACCCGGCCTACGGGCACCGGGAAGATAATAATAATTCTGCTTTGCAAATTATGCGTTGTTACGCCGATAAAATAGAGCAGGTCGGCGAATTTGCCAGTTCACTTATTCAACCGCAGCCTTTTACATGGGCCATGGTGTCGTTGGCAGGCTGGTATAAGAACTCAACCGTTATTTTTGAAATCAACGGCCCCGGTGAAGTTATGTTGGTCGAATTTAAAGCGCTAAAACGCGATCTCAATACCGGGTATCTCCGGTCCGAGGGCCGCGAAAAAGGCGTAGCTGATGTTTTTAACAATATGCGCCAATACATGTACAGCCGCGAGGATTCGGTCAATGGCCTCGGCAGCGCTTATCAATTCAAGACAACTACGCAACTCAAAGTCGCTATTATGGAGCGGCTTTCTGGGTTTGTTCAAAACAAAACGGTTATTATAAAATCGGAAGAAGCCGTTAAAGAGATGCGCAGCATTGTGCGCGACGGCGATTCAATCGGTGCCGAAGGCAGGGCGCGCGACGACCGGACTTTTACCTTAGCGCTCGCTATCAAAGCGTGGGAACAGGGCAACCGGCGCATGATGAGTAACCAGGGCCGCACATTTGCTTTTGAATCTTCGCGTAAACGGCTGAGTTTAAAAGACCAAATAGGTATGTTTAACCAAAATAGGCTCGACAGTTTCTTTAAGCAAAAAGAAGCTCAACGTAGGCGAGAAACAGCTATTATCAGGCGTAAAACGTGGAGGGAACGGTAAATGGCTAAACGGCGCAGGTATCAATGCCCTGATTGTGATGGTATTTTTGATTTTTTACACCACCCCGATAACGAGCCGCCGCCGCCTTTTTGCCCTTTGTGCGGGGCCGACGTCAGAACCAACCCGGAAAAACCTAAAAAACGCGCGCGTCGGCTTAAATCGGCGCAAGTTGTGTGGCAACCGGGCGATTTGCTGTATAAACCAACAAATAGAGTGGTTAGCCGTTCGGCCGATAGCGTCTACCGAAGCATGGAAGAAGCTGCTCGACAGCGCCAATACGATGCGGCGGCTTTATTGGGCGAAGACCCTAGAAAGCTAACCGGCATGAAGATTACCAATCTTAAAGACAACGTTAAAACCGGGGAAATGTCTTACGCCCCATCCTCGGCTACCAAAATTCAAGGGTCTGTGGTAAAGATAGACGGCGCGCCGGCTGGCGCGGGGAGTTTTGGTAGCTCGGGCGGCCAAGCGTCGGTGTTGGGGCAAGCACCGGTTAATTTTACTCGCCCGGGCGCGCCCGTGCCCGAGATGCAAGCCATAACGGGCGCTGTTGTTGGTTCTCACGCGGCGCGCGCTGCGGCGACAGCGGCGGCGGGCAAAATGAAGTGAAAGGACGCGGTAAGTGCAAATACCTGACACAAGACACGCGCTTAAAAAGAAAGCGTGGGAAACTATCGAAATCTGTCAGCACTCCATGGGCAATCGGCAAGCGCGGTGCCGACAAATGCGGCAATGGATTGAAACAGGACGCGCCAACGGAAATAAATCGCTGCATAACCGGTTATACACTCACAACGACCGGCTCCAATCTTATTTGTTCTCCCCGGTTGGTCTTAATTTTTCCATAGATTTTGAAAACCATTACCCGGAAGAATGGCTTTTAAAAGCCGAAATGGCCGCACGTGTTTTGAGTCGTGAATGGGAACGCACAAACATTGATATTATGTTTGCCGAAGGCGTTAAAAAAAGTCTTGATTACGGCGCGGCGATTATAAAAGCTTTGGTGCGAAAAGGCTCAGACGGAACTATAGAGAGTTTGGGCTCCCGGCTTGTGATGCCGTGGATGTTTGGCGTTTATGATGAAAGCGTGGTGTCGCTTGATGAACAGGAAGCTGTTTGCGAAATCGCCTATTTAACTTTGCCGCAAGTGTGGCGGCGTATCGCGCATTTACCGGACGCTGAAAAGTTATACACGAAAATAAAAGCTTTGGCGTCTAACAGCCCTGAAGGCAGCGATATAAACAGTTTTTTTCATCAAGTTTTATCAACAGGCACGTTAAACACAAGTCTTACAAACACAACGAGCCCTTTGCCTGGCGGTATTGTTGATCTGGGAAACAATTCGTCTGATGTTATTGTGGGTGCTGATACTGGCGCGCCGATAATTAAGTTTTATGAGTTGTGGATGTGGGACGACATCGGCGCTGATTGGGTGACGGTGCAAATGTTTGGTCCCGATATTTTGGTGTCTCCGCTGTATAAAAAATGTAATTTATACTGCCCGGATACGCTCCCGTATCAGCTTATCCAGGCAAATTCAACGGCTGGGTTTATTTGGGGGCGCCCGGAAATTGCGGACTTGATTGAGCCGCAAGGTTTGTTGTCGGAATGGCTCGACGATTTTCGGCGTATGATGGGCGTGCAATTCGATAAACTCCTCGCATTCAAGGGCGTTGATGGCATTACGGACGAAATGTATGATGAGTTTAGGTCGCAAGGATATATCGGTTTGCCTCCCGGCGCGGGGGTGGAAGATTTAACTCCTAAGATACCGGAGCAGACTTTAGGTGCGCTGAAATTGTTGATTGAATTTATGGACGAAGTTGGCGGGTTTAACAACATTATGTCCGGGCAAGGCGAACAAGGTGTGCGCGCGGGGAGTCATGCGAGTACGTTATTGAAAACCGCTTCGCCGCGTATGCGTGACCGAGCCATTCTTGTTGAGCGTCAAGCGGCTGGGTTTGGCGATAAAACATTCGCGGCTTTGCAAGCCAAGAATGATAAAATTTTTTGGCCCGACCCAACGGCGGATGTTGAAGGCGGTGATTTTCTTTTGTCACAACTTCCGGACGATCGGCGCGTATCGGTGGATAGTCACTCATCAAGTCCGATTTACGAAGACGATAACAAGGAGTCGGGAGCTTTCCTGTTTAAGAATCAGGTTATTGATGGAAATTCATTGCTTGATTTAGTCCCGGTGCCAAACCGCGATATTCTTAAATTCCGATACAAGAAAATGCAGCAACAGAAACAGAAATTTATGGAAGAGCATCCTGAGCTTATGGAAAAAGGTAAACGCAAAAAATGAGTGTTCATAAAGTCAATTTTAGGCAGAACAGGCATGTTGAAAACAGTAAATTATTTTTGCGGAGATCGCTTCACGCCGTTGAGAGTTTGAAAGGTCGTGTAGCTGGATATGCGGTTGTTGTGTGGGATGATTCTGGTTCGTCTTACACTACGTACAGGACGGGTGGACCCGTTGGCATAGGTTCTTTGACTACTTACGTAGCCGAGCAACTTTTTAATACGTCTATCCATTTAAAAAACGATTAGCCACTTTTTTGCGCTTCGAGCCACGCGTCTAAATCTTTTGGTTTAAAAAAATATTTGTGGCCTATTCGATAATGGGGCGGTTTTTTTTTATTATTTTTTGCCATTAATCGTTGGAAGGACCGCAGCGGCATTCCGAGATAATGGGCTGCGGTTTTTGTTTGCAGCATTTTGTCTATGGTATTTCCTGATTCAGCCATGGCGCCTCTAAAAAAAAATCAATGGCGTAATTGGCGGCTATTATACTTAACTGGCGTTAAAAAGCAATAAATCGGTGGTGGTGGCTATTTTTAAGTTCTTTGCCGCCTTGTTTCTCTTATCCTTTTTCAATCATGATGTGCGCGGATGCCAAGGGCATTATATCGCCCATCTGCTTTCAGCTTGACGGCAGGTGGCGGTTGAAAAGAGGAACCCCGCGGCACCGTCAACACTGAAAGGAGACTTTGCTCATGCGTAAGAAACATCGCGCTAATCGCAAGTAATCTAAATGCCGGTGCCTCCTCAAGCTATGCCGCCCGCGCCTCAACCGGGTCAACCGCCTGTCGGTTCCTCCCCGGCTACGGCACCTGTTCCTAATAAGGGGCTTGAAGCGGCTGGAATGGCTAAACTAGGGCTTATAGTCCGGCAATTAGAACAGATCGTCCCCCTTCTAGGGGCTGGGACGGAAGCCGGGAAGGATGTGCTTAAGGCGCTCACGAGTCTATCCAAGCATGTACCTCCCGGCGCAGTTTCCCCAGGTGTCGAAAATTCGGCGCTACAGGGGTTGATGTTAAAGCAGCGGCAGCAGACACCGCAAATTGCGCAGATGCGCGCGGCGCTGGCGCAACAGAAACCAGAAGGTGCTGGCGCACCGCCAGCGGAAGCGACTTAAAGGAGAAAATCGTGGTTAATATTTTTCAAGATAACACTAAGAGTATTCCGAAAAAGAGCGAAAATATTGTCCGCGTTCCGATGGATGAACTCGAAATTGCTGGCCGCAAGGATCACTTGCCGGCCGCTGACAAGAACGATGCTTCAATTGTCCACGTTGCCAATTCTGGCGGCAAAAGCGGTGGTCAATAATGGACCGGTATAAATCTCGTAAAGGGAGATGTTAAATGGCGATGGTCGAACTTGACGAGACTGAAGTTGCTTCTTTGCAACAGCTTAAGGGTGTGGTCGCCAAGATGATGGCTAACCCCGAGGCCCGCCGGAAACTCCAAGAAGCCCAGAAAACTATTAATCCGAATGCGGTTATTCCTGAGATTGACGCTGTGGCGCCGATCAACAAGGAACTTTCCGAGCTGCGCAAGACAATCGAGGATGATCGCAAGGCGCGCGCCAAGGAAATCGAGGACGCCAAGATCGAAGCCGGTAAGCAAGCTTTTGCTAATCAGTGGGCCGCCGGGCAGTCTAAAATGCGCTCTTCAGGCTATACCAAGGAAGGGCTCGAAGCGCTTGAAAAGTTCATGGAAGAGCGTGGTATCGCCGATCATGAAATTGCGGCCGCCGCGTTCGAACGTATCAATCCGCCCGCTCCCCCCGTTGAATCC